AAGAGTCCAATCGGGAAAGCGACAATTAGCCAATAAAGCGCCCACATTCCGACAATCTTCAAGTAAACTTTTGCGGCCTGATAACCTGTTAGGTTTGGCTCGCGGGTGTATTTAGGTTCTTCCATAGTTATTTTTTATTTGATTTTGCAACGTTTTGGTACATCTCGTTAATTGTACCAAAGATATAAAATTTAAAGTGGTTTTATATTTTGGTACATTTTCAAAAATGTACCAAAAATAACCTTGTCGCACTTTTTGGAAGTAATAGATGGGTATATACTAGTGCTTAAATACTTACGAAAGTTGCGACAGCAATATTTCGACACGATAACAAGGCTATCGTAACCACTGCAAGTTACCTACACTACTTCTTACTTATTGTCTTTGTACCTTGCATTACTTTTTAAAGGCAATAAAAAATGACAGAATCACAAAATCAAAAACGGGCGTACTCTCCTCGGTACGTTATGGATCAACTTAACATTTCAAGACCGACACTAAACGATTGGTGTAAAAAAGGAATCTTAAAAAAAATCCAGATTCCCGGAGCTCGGAGAGTTTACATTTCAAAAGACAGCTTCGATCAAATTGTAAAATAAAATTCACGCTGTCAAAAAAGGAGGGATTATGAAGATTGTACCAAACCTTGTATTTTTTTTAAACTATCCTTAGTCCTCTTGGTTTTTTGACTTTATCCATTGCGTACCTGATTGCGTCCATTAGGTGGTTGAATGAATCTTCAGGCTCGTTTGTTGGGTTCTTGTATTGGTCTAAACGCCATTTATACTCTTCTGACTCCTTCCATAAATTTACGCTGTTTTCGGTTACATGAACATCAAACTCCTTGACAAATTTAATTCCGTTTCTGACTGAGTCTGGTCCCTTCTGTGCCGGGATTATGTTCCAACCTAAACGCCTCATTTCGACTATATCTTTTGGCTCGGCTGAATCCGCATAAATAGGCGCTGTCTTGCTTATGCCAAGACCAGTCATAATCTTGGATAACTCCGAGTTTAGAAGTCCAGGCTTGTATATTTTTTCTTCGCACCAAAGATTTTGATTGTGAACCTCGCACTCAACTAAAGCCACCGGATCGTTAAAACCCCAATCCAATCCGTAAAACTTGGGGTAAAGATTAGGCATCGACTTAACCGGCTTAAAGTTCTTGTAAATCCTACCCCTTACGCCTTCGCTTATCAATCCTTGAATGATTGTGTAATAATAATCCGGATCAGATTCTTTGTAGCCCTCCCATGTATTTACGCTTGATTCATGGATATTTTTGATGTTATCGTAATAGGTTGAAAAGATAGAAAGCAGTGAAGGGTCTTTTTTGGGTATTGCCTTGTAATACCCGTCAATCTCGGAAGGGATCAGGTTGTACCTTTGCCAAAGCCAATGATTTTTTGAAGGCGGGTTAAATATCCGGATTATTTGAATGTTGTCCGCCTTAGTTGTTCTGAGGGTATCGTCAAGCTGATTGAAGTCAAGTTTTGAAATCTCCTCAGCTTCTTCGATAAGTACGTGAGTTGCACCAGCCAAAGACTTTAACTTGGCCGTCCGGTTTCCGCTTGATTTCTTGAATCCCCTTGAGAGTAAAACGTTTCCGGTTAACGTGCATACGGCACTCATGGCCGTTTCGTTTATTTCGAATATGTGTTCGAGTTCCTCCTCCTCTACCCTGTCCTTAAAGTCGCGCCAAAGCGATTCCCTAACGTCTCCGGCTATTTCCCGCATCAGGTAGCCCCGGAAGTATTCTGGTTGTGTAAGCAGGTGAAGAAAGTATTTTGTTCCAGTGTAAGAGCCTCCACGTCCTCGGCCTCCCCATAAATCCAAATATCTAGCCTTTGTAGTAAAAATCTCTTTATACTTTTCACTAAACTCTAGTGAAATCATACCCTATTCCAAGTATAATTATTTTTTATTTGAGTTTTTAATTGACCATGAGTATATTCTATCAGTTCTATTTTTTTCCATAGTCCCTGAAAACTATTTCCTTTGATGTTGGTAAGTCTTTGCCGTTCGTGGTTACGTCTACCTTGTCCTGTGGTTTTCCGTATTTATACGCTAAAAGTAACTGCTGATGTTGGAATGATCCTTTCAATGCCTCCGCCTTAACAGACTTAATGACCGATTCGACCCAGTCCTCTCCGAGGATTATATCCATTGTTTCGGCTAATTTAAGCTCTTCAGCTTTTGATTTCCTTCCTGCACCTTGTCTGGCTCCGCCTCGCATAAATTGAAAAAAATTGATTATTCAATTCCAAATTTGGGATAAATTTTACAAAATACCAAGTTCGTCCTTAAGTTCCTGGATCTTGCGGTCGGCTTCGATTTGATTTGAATACCATTCTTTTACCTTGTCCAAGTGTTAAGTGTTTCAAAAGAAAGCCGGAAGCGTAACCGGCTAAAATTCTAAACCCTCAATCTTCGCTTTTTAAAATGGTAGTTGTCGTTTGCATTTATCCGCGTGATACCAGCCGCATCAAATCAAGGCTGCAAACCGCCCGCCAGTTGTTATTCGTACTTCCTTCTGGACACCAACAAAGGTACGATCGGTAATTCCTCCAACGGTTCCTGATATTGTTATGACGTAGTATCCGATAATCACCGTTGGTAAAATTAGTTAATAGGTTTCATTTAGTCAAATCGTTTCCTTTTTCGGTGGTCATTCTGTTTGAGAGCCACCACTGGCAAAATTTTGTGATTAGTTTTTTCATATCTATTTGGTTAAATACTTTCCCCTTCCACAACAGGCTGAACATGGCCTCTTCTCTCCGGTCTTAGCGTCTTTAACTTCTTTTGTTCCGTTACATACAGGACAGGGAAGAAGTTGAGAGGGTCTTTTAGATGGATACCAGTTCATATTTTTATCAATCCTTTTTCAATCGCATCTATAAAAAACTTAGCGTGTTCCTCAATATGAAAAGAAGCTATCGCTCTATTGTGAACTTTTACAAAAAATGTTCCTGATGCTCCTAATTTGATATATGGCTTCATTTTGATTTTGGTTTATATCCCCTATGCTGAATCATTATCAGTTCAATGCCTTCCGGAAATATTTCATCCTTCAGGGCTTGAAGTAGTTTCCATTTTAGGTTGAACGTGTCGGTTTTCATTCCCTTGTACTCATGTAATTCCTTTGCTCCGTATTTGTCGGTTACAATGAAGTCAGCGTAATAGTTGCAGATTAAAACACCGTTAACCTTGAGTGGTATCTTTACCTGCCTTTCGTAGCCCTGGATTTCTCCTGCTGTTATTCGCCAGTCAAGTTCCTCTGCATAGGCGGCCTCGCCTTTTGAATCGTACTTAAGGCCGTTGTAAACCTGTTTTTTGGCGTTGTACTTGTTACGGGTTGTTTTTACAAAGTACATAGTTGTCGGGTTATTCTGTTTTCTAAAATGGTAAATCGTCTGACTTGCTGAAATTCAATTGCGTTTCTTTGTGCCTAATGTCAATCCAGTTAGTAACATCTAAACCTCCCTCGTCATATCTACCATTCTCTGAGTTCCAAGAAAGACCAACGTTTCCGTTCCGTCCCCAATACTTGAATTTAACTTTTTGCACATACAAAGTATTTCGGTTATCGCCATCCTTATACATACAAAGACCGATGTCGGTTTTGTTATAAAAATTTGCGCTGCCTGAAATATCGTAAAGCCCCGGAACCTCATAATGACCGGTGTCGTGATTGAATCGCATCTTAGTTGGGTGAGCAACAATAAACGCATGTGTGCCGTTCTTATGGTTAAAGTTAGCAATTTTATCTAAACTTTCCGATATGTATTTAGTTTCTGATTGTGTGTACTGATGCTCCAATTTATTCCAAGGGTCAAGCACAAACCAATTGATACCATACCTCAAAACAGCCTGCCTTACCTTTTCTAAAATACTATCAAGGTCGTATCCCTCATTCGGGTAAATCCAAAAAATACGGTCATTTAAAAATGCCCTTGCCTTATCAAGAAGCATGGAGTCAGCCTTCCAAACAGATTTACCTATTATCTTTTCAACTAACTTAATGAGGTGTACTTCCGTTGGTCTGTTCTCAGGTGTGAAATATCCGCCTCTTAAATCATAATCAATACAAAGTTGCGTTAAAAGCTGATCGAGATATTCGGACTTTCCGTGTCCGGGTATACCTGTTATTATCGTAGTGTATCCGGGATGTATTGAAATTAGTTCTCCTATCTTTCCGCGTGGCCTCCATCCTTTAGGGAATCCGTTTTTGAGTATATCCAAAAAACCATCCCAATGATCTGATATACCAAAAATCCCTTCGATAGGAAAAGGTTTTAATTCTGTGAATTGTACCTTTCCGGTTTTGCAGTACATCTCGTTCACGTCCTTAAATTCTCCAATCCTTGCCCGTGTGCATTTCTCTATGCCAATTCTTCGTGCAAGCTCTTGAGCTAACTTTTCTCCAGGCTCATCCTGATCGGTGGCGATTACTACGTTTTTAATTTTTTCAAAGTACTGATAACAGTTGTCAAGATATTGTAAGTTGTTAGTGCCCTTATTTGCACCGTTGGGTACACTGATTGTATTCGTATATCCAAGCTGAATCATTGTAAGCGCGTCAATTTCACCCTCAACAATCAAGCACTCTTCGGTATCTTGTATTCCATCAATGTTATAGAAAACAAGTTCAGCGTCTTTGTATAGTTTAAAATTCTTTTGACCATCCCTGTATTTTACATTTACAAGCTGATCGTTTTTAAAGTAGTTGAAACATATTACATTCCTTTCACCATTTACTTGCGGCATGAATTCAACCGCCTCAGTAACTTTCATTTTTAACAAGGTGTCCTGAGAGATGTTCCTTTGCTGAAACCATGAGATAACCTTATCAGATAATCCGGTTTTGTTTTCCCATA